GCCGTCGCCGTAGCCGGAGCCGTCGCCGTCGCCGTAGCCTTCTCTAATAGTCACTTGGTCCATACCGGCACACTTTCAATGTTCTTCTTGGCAACCGGAAGAACAGGTATAACCTCGATTGCATCAAGGATCAGTATGCGTGTGACAGGCGCGGGAAATTTGCAGTCTTGGGGGCGACTAGTACCGCGCTGCGCCAACTCGGAGATTGACGCGGCACCATTCCAATACCAGATACGCCGCGCTCCGGTGAGTTCAACTTCACGACTCTTGCGAGACACAAGCGTACCGGCAAATACTCCGCTCCGGTCGCCACGGACGATAACATATTTTCCTTTTACGATTGGCACAATGTTCCTTTTCTGCCTTTCGGCGGTTGTGCGCTACAGCGCGTCCTGGTCCTGGTGCAGATTCACGGCGGCGAGTGCTTTGTCGTACTCGATTCGGGCCTCAACCAGCTTCGCGCGTTTGGCGTGGAACTTCTCGACTAGCCGAAGATGTTGCTTCTCCCATGCGTCTGAGGCTACAGGCACGGTTGACGGGGCCGTGGCGGGCGGTGTGGGCTTCTCTGGTACGCTGCGCTTTGTTCCCTTGTCTGAGCGCGGCTTGCGGCCTGTGGGGGACGGTGTAGGTTCCGGCTGTATGGCGATGGGCGGATTGTGAGAGAGGTCTAAGCTGGCGATGTGCGCCTGCCGCTGGTTCCACTGATCCTCTGTGATTCCGAGTTGTACCCATGGTTCGTCTGGTTTCGTCATTGTGCTGCCTTTCTGCGCTTCGAGCGCGAGTTGGGTTAGGTGGTAGGCTGCGAGTTGGCGGGGGCCGGAAGTCACGATGTACTTTCTGTGGGTTGTGGTGCGGTGTGGGTGCGCCCCAGTACCGTTCCAGCAGGGCGCGGCGGTTGCGGGTTAGGTCAAGCCCTCGAAATACTCGGCGGGCAGGTAGCCGTCCGCTTCAGCGTGCGCCACATCTTCTGTCTGTGCGGCCATCTCAGGGCAGATGCTTTTGATTCGCGCAACTGTCGCGTCCAGATCCACTAGGAATCGGGCAGTTGCTTCGCGCATCTTAGCGATCTGCGGTTCACACTCAGAGCGGTTGAGACGGATGGTAATTTGAGCATAGCGGAGCTGCAACTGCCGAAGATCATTCCCGGCGGTAGAGGCTTCGTCGATCTTCTGCTTGTTTTTAGTCATTCCGCCGTCACGGCTGATAAAGTCAATCCACTCAAGATCGGGGTCTACCATGAACGCAAACCAAAGCTGGGGTTGATTGTCTTCTGGTATGCCGCCGATTCCTTGCGCGATAAGGTCCAGAGTTTGAAGGTGCGTCGTGGTCAATGGTCCCTTGGCCTCAATCGCACCATGCTCACCCACTAAACCGTCCGGTGACCATGCGGTACGTTCATCATCACCGATGACAATTCCGACAGTCTCAACCATGACCTTTTCTTCAAGTTCGTAGGCTGTACGCGCCAAAGGTTCGGCAGCAGTCCCGGCCAGCATGGGAGCGGAAACATAATTATCCTGTACCGCGAAGCCGGATAAAATCTCGCCGACTTTCTCCAGCCGGTATGTGCGGCGCTTGGAACCCTCGACTCCCTTTTGCGTGAAGTCGAGGATCGCGGATGCACGCGAGGCGGATACACGCCCCAAGTGCTCTTGGAACCAATCATCAGTTCCTTGCACGATGTTTCGTAGAATCTGCATATTCCCTCTCAGTATGCGATGGTTGTATGTCTGACGTTGCCCTTAACGATTCCTTCGATAAGCACCTTGCCGAACTCCTCAGTTGCGCCCAAAGCAACCAAGTCGGCCAGCACTTCCCGGTTGACAGCAGCCAGATGCGCCCGGTTCTTTGCCCGCTTCTCTGCCTCTTCGAGTTCGCGGCGCTTCTCTGCGGCAACCCTCTGGCGCTCGGCTTCGATTGCGGCCTCTTGATTCCGCTTGGATTGTGCGGCGGCTTGCTCTTCCCGGCGCTTCGCCGATTCAATATCTGCGATGCGCCGCGCCTCCGCTTGCTCTGCTTCCCGCTTGCGGCGTTCTTCTGCCTCAACAAGGTCACGCGCAGCTTTTTCTTCGGCGGCAACCCTCTCTGCTTCCGCTTGCTTTGCACGCGCCTCAGCCTCTTGCGCTTCCCGCTCAACCCGCTTCTGTTCGCGCTCTGCGGCCTCACGTGCAATTCGCGCCTGTTCTTCAGCCTTGCGCTCTGCCGCTTGCTTGGCAGCAAGCGCAGCAGCCTCTTCGCGCTCTTTGATAGCACGCTCGGCTGCTTCGGCGCGTAGGCTCTCGGCTTCGATGACTGCTTTCTCTGCTTGTTGTGCCTTGAAAAGCGCATCATCCATCTGGCGCATTGCGATAGCTTTTGTTCCCTCGGCACGAACAGAAAACTCCTGCCAGTTGCGTTTACCGAAATCAGCGGCAAGCTCTTGGATACGTTCGCTTATGGCAATTGATCCAAGGTGTTGCCAGTTATCAGCAGAAAAAGCAGCAGCAGCGGTGATCTCTGCAAGCGCGGCCTCGTGTCCCGCAACGCGCTCTTTCTCCGCATTCTCCAGGTCGGTTACTGGCTTGCGCACTTCGATCTTGAAGGCGTCCAGGTCATCGCGCATAGCTTTACGGTCGGCATTGACAGCAGTCACCACGGCGCGATGCTCTTCAATGAGCGAATCTCCCGCCTTGTCGAGCGATACTTTGGCACTGGCCACCTTAGCCGACAGAGAAATGATCCGCGCCTTATCTTTGGGAATGGACACGTCAAGCGTAGCCAATTGCCCACGCACTTCTGTCTTGAGGCGGTCCACCAGCGCGGTCAATGCGCCGGGGGCATAGATCAGCGCGGCGGGCTGTGTGCCGATGAGCGCCAGAGCAGTTCCTGTTTCTTCACCCTGATCAACGCTGGGCGCGATGGTTTCCGGCGGGAAGATGGTGCTTTGCTCCGGGGCGATAGTTTCTTTCGTGATGCGCATTACTTTCTCCCTTCAAATTCTTTGAGGCGCTTGTCGCGCGATGCGATGAACTTCTTTTGTGCGGCCATGTCGCCAACCTTGACGGCAGCTTCCATTGAGCCGAAATAATGTTTTGCGATTGCCTCTTTCGTTATGGCGCTCTCAATTTCTTCGCAGCGCCCGTCGATCTCTGCCGCGTCTAACCCAGTTCCAGGAACGCCCTGCTTCTCTATCTTGTCAATGCCGATGGAGATGTTGAAAATGTCCAGGATGAGGTAACGCTTTGCACGCGCTCCCGCGATAGCGTCTGCATCCGTGGCCGTTGCCATTGCCCCGCCTTTCGGCCCGGTTGTCGATGGGGTAATTTCACGAAAGTAATCTTTGGAAATCCCCGCCCGCGAAAGCTCGGCCTTGATGCGAACCTTGCCAAGGGCCAGTGGCGCAACCTCCGAAAACGCAATAGAGAACCCATGGTCCACATAGATAGGGCGCACAGTATTATCAAGTTGAGCATAGTCAGCCCACCATGAATTTGTATCCTTACGGTTGACGTTCGGAGCAATGCGCCCAATCTGCTTCTGGCACTCGTTGAGAGCGTTGTCAAAGTCAATCTTCGACTGGCGCTCTTCGCGCTCCCAGTTGAAGCGCTCCATCGACTGCTGCAACGTGACCAGTTCGCGGATTACCTCTGGCGATGTGCCGGTAGACAAAGCCTGCTGAATCAAGTTCATCGGCGCAATCTCGGCTTGCACCGGCACATTCGCCAGCGCCGTACCCGGCTGCTCAAATAGTTCGCTCAAGATTCCTCCTCTGGTGCGTGTACGCCGCTTGGGTCCATATCCCAATCCTCGTTGTATGGCGAGTTCGCGCTGGTTTGATTGATTGAGTCGTAGTAGTCGCGCTGGCTGTCTTCGTTGGGGATGCTCATTGTGCGGCCTCGGCGAGTTCCGCTTCCCGATGTTCCTTCGCTGATGCGATTACAGCTTCGGCGCAAATCTCCACCAGAGCCTCAACCGCGCCGTCAGGCTTGTTTTCCCAATGGATGTACTTCTTGATCTTGTCGATGTTCTTCTGTGTCAGCATGGCGTATTTCCCTTTCTGTTTACGTAGCCTATACCTGTCGGGGGAGTTTGTCAAGCAACTATTTTCTTGACAGCGCAAAGATTATCTGAAACACTTCAAACATGAAGAAAGAGCGCAGGTCGTACACGTACCTGGAAGCTGCCTCCACCATAGATAAATGGGTGAAGGCCAACAAGATGACGCCGACTCAGTTTCGAGTATGGTTGGAATTGCGCGGCATCACCATCACCCGTCAGTATTGCGCGGCGATCATGTACGGCAGTGGCGCTGGACCGCGCTTCATTGAAGTGTTCACGGAAATAACAGGCATCAATGTAGTAAAAGGACTTGTGGAAAAGTTCGGAGCCACGGCCCGCTGAGGAGGCGAAATGATTCAGCGATACAGCCCGGACAGCGTTTATCACGTTCGCACGGGCACGGTCACGAACGTAGACTTGGTTCCTGATGTGGACGGTGAAGCGGTCCTTTTTGAAGACCACATCGCGGCGGTCACGCCGCTGGTGCGGGCGCTGCGAGATATTCGCATGAGCAACGCTGGTACAGAGCAACGCAAGCGTGGGTGGAACGCGGCTTACGAACTTCTGGAGCGGCCTGAGTACAAGGAGATTGCATGACTGAGAAAGAGCAGAGTCGCTATCTTGCGAATGAAATGCTTAATCGTGACGACGCCGATCCTGATGATTATTTAGCCATACTGAGTCGTCAGTTATTGTGTGCAGATGAGTGCATTGTAGAGCTTGAGCGCCAGTTGGCCGAGGCGCGG